GTCTATGTGTTCTCGGCTACTCTCGGCCGGATGGGGCGGTCACACGGCCCAACTCATCCACCACATATCTCTTCTGCGTTCCTGCGTGTATCTGTGCGTGACAATCACGGCATAATAGTTGCAGATTATCCCAAGATAATGTAACGAATGGATCATTTATATTCTCTGGAGTGATGTGTGTCTTGTGATGAACTATCACTCCGGCATTGAACTGACCTTTGGCAAGGCATAACTCACATAAGCCACCGACAGAAGATGCGTATGCGTTCCGAGTGTCTTGCCATCTCTTTGACTTGTAGAAGGTTTCTGCGTATTGTTGCATAACGTGAGTGAGCCACCACGCAAACGGGAAACGTGATGGCCCAACTTAAAAGGAGCCTGTCAGAATGACAGTAAAAAAGCACCCACCGAATTGATGAGTGCCTTCTTTATCCACTTATACCAATTAACATTTTATAACATTATTTTTCCGATGTCAAGATATATTGTGGTTTCCTTCTATTCTGCAAACTATATCTTGTATCTTCTCCAGATCCTCCTCATTATCCATATCACAAGTATAATCGTTTATTCCCACATAGTTATACTTGATGGAGTTTAGCGTGGTGTTTCGGATCACTTGCCAGAGTTCCCAAGACACAGGCATCCTGTTCCATTTACCCTGTCTGTCATACTCCTTTGCTATCTCTATGCACTTAAAGAAGTATTCTGTATCCTCAACCTTGAATGCGAATGGCTCGGCCCACGGCTTGATATAATCGGCACCGAACGCATACAGACCAGATGCAAAGAACATCACATCCTCTGTCTTATAGTTCACTATGGCATCAATGGCAGATGGTGAGAAAAATACATCCCCGAAGATATAGCACACAGGCTCATTCATTGGATAGAATGCATCGAGCCAATAGGTTTCCCTCTTGGTATAGTCAAATCCATTATCGTGTTTGAGAACAGGAACTCCCAGATAATCAAACAGATCGTGGTTAGAGCTTATTGCGATATCCTCAACCCCTGCCTCCTTTAAGAGCCGGATCGTTCTTTCGATTAATGGCTCACCATTTATCTCATATAACCATTTGGGTGTTTTCAGATGCGGATACTTGCCGCCACACATTATGATGTATTTCATCCTGCATATCTCCTCTCTTCAAAAAGCAACAACGTGTGAAATACTATCCAATGGAACTCAATACTTATGTTGTGATTCCTATATATAGGACTATCAATGTATATTCGGATTGTTGGCAGGATATAGATATCATCCGTCCATACCTTGAATAGTTTTTCGGTTAGTTTCATCCCTCAATCTCCTTTATGTGCTTGTCTATGATTTCGCAAACCCAATTCAAGGCAATATACTGTGCTTTTGCATCTGCCGTGTCAAAACAACGCTCATCGTGCAAAGGCTTTTCTATCTCGGCTCTTATCTTGTCAAGCACTTCATTGATTTCCTTGTGGTGCCGGAGAACTTCCTCAATCTCATCAAGTGTCTCCTTGTGCTTTGCAGATTCCAACCGATATCTCATATGTGGTATTTCGTGTATCATCTCACTTATTGTCATCAATCTTCACCTCTTCAACATATTCCATCGTGATCCATCTCTTCGGCACCCGTTTCTTGTATCTGGGATATTGCTCAAACTTCTCCTTGAGATGTCTGCCCGTGTATGTTGGTCTGAACTCTTTTCCCTTTTCGGCATCCTTCATCTGGTAACTCATCAGAATCTCCATATCCTCTCATACTTCCCATCAAGGCCCGTGTCAGAGAACTCAATGCAATCTCCCGTGATATACATAATCTGCATTGCTTTGGATAAGTCCTCATCATCCGAGAAAGCATATCCTTCTTTGAATGGACGCATATATTTCAGCTTTGGTCTAAACCTCTTACTGTCATTCTCCTTCCTGTGTGCTATGATTTCCGCAAGTATGATTGCTACTACTACAAGCAGGATGAGTGATAATACTATCACCAATATCCTAAACAACATCTCTTCCATCATTGTCCTTCTCCTCCCAATCGTCACAAGTGTCATCATAGAATGTGGGAACGCTATAATTGTCACTTTCTGGATTCCCACAACAAAACTCCGCGTTGCAATGTCCGTCAAATGTCCGTTTATTATGTTTGCAAGTTCCACATACTTCTCTCATCTTGTTCTCTGCACCAATTCCTCTCTCTGATCCTGTGTCAGTTCATTCCACGGAGTAACCCCCTTGATGTTCAGTTGACTAAATATTCCCATCAAAACAGATGTCACAATGGAGTTTCCGGCTTGTTTGTATAGTTGCGTCTTACTGTTCACGGCTGCCATCTTGTCAATATCCGTATCTCTGACACCCATTATTCTCAAACACTCCCGTTCGGTGAGGTCGAATATCCCAAAATCCTCTACCAGATAATCATCAATCTTCTGTTCTAACACCTTGCATATCCCTCCTGTCGTGGTGATCGTGGGCGATATTCCACCCCCCCTTGTACTCTTCCGCGCCGGAGTTTGCTTGTCGGATAACTAAAATCCGCTACCCCTCCGACACGCATCTCGATATATCCCTTCTTTGTTGCCTGTCGTATTCCTACTTGCATCCAACCTCCTCAAGAACTTCCCACTATTCTTACCGCATCCGTCTGCAACAAGTGTCGGTGAACACCCCCCCCGATCATAGACACGATTCCGGCTCTCAAATGAGTGGTCTGTCCTGTGATTCATTTTTCCTACAACTATCAGTTCTTTCATATCGTTTCAGTACCTTTGGCGGCTCAACGCTGATGTGTGAAATGAGGGTGAATGTCGCACCCCCCCCACTTAAAACGCGCATTGCATCTCGATTTTCTCTGTCAGTTTTTCCGATGCCGCCCAGAACTATTACTCGTTTCATACTTCCTCACAACCTTGACTTTGACATTTCCGGCTTTAAGGGTGACGCAACACCCCCCCTCGAATACACGCGGTTATCTAACTCATAACCTTGTGCATCGATGACACCTATCTGGAGGCATTGTTTATATGAGTTTGTTTTCTTCATTCAGTTTCACCAATAAATCACGGGCCTTCTTCGATTTGTTGACATATTGAAGGGCCTGTTCTTCGGTCAAGTCCTCAAAATAGTCCTCAATGCAGGATTTCAGCTCCATCGTGTGTGGGAAGTGATAATTCCAATTTCCGAAGATGGATACCGCGAATGTTCTCTCCCTGTGTTGAGGTATTCCATAATCCCAGGCATTCAAGTCCTGCACATAGTTTGAATAACCCAGGCTTTCAAGGAATGTGAGCCATTTATGAAAATGTGGTCTGTTCTCCGCACTATGGATCGCGGTCACGTTCTCCATCAAGAGTATCTGTGGGAGTGAATCCGTTTCTTTGAGTTCTAAAAGTATCCGTTCAACTTCCCAAAGGAGTGATGATCTGGTGTTTGAACCTTTGGCCATTCCCTGCATCTGTCCGGCAATAGATATGTCCGTGCAAAGTTTATGGAAACGAATAAGTCAAAAGGTATGTATATTTGTCCTTATCCGTTATACCTAAATCACCCCCCCTCAATTCACATACGTTGATTTGCGGAAAGTTGGTGTTGTGGATAGCGTTATATGATGCAATCGCGTACTTATCCCACTCAACAACTCGGTAATGTTCAAAATCGGCTCCGATGTTACGGAGTGCCATTGCCTGTGATCCGTATCCTGCGAACAACTCAATTAATCGGATAGGATTGTCAATGTGTACCATCGGCCGTGTGTAGTCGAATAATGTCATCTGACCATCCATCACTTCACCTCAATATGCCTTCCGCGCTCTCCGATGTGAGCAAAATCACACTCATTGTCCTTCAAGTATTCACGGATAAGAGATTTGTCCGGCTCAACTGTCACCTTGCAGAGATTCTGCGGAACGGCCGTTTCATCATCGATTATCAGAGGCAACTGTCCTCCGTTGTTCTTGACCTTGATCGTCATATCTCCGGCATCGATCTCTTTGACACCTAACTCATCACAGGCCCAGAGACACGCATCCTTCATCCTCTGTATCGCGTTTTTGCGGGATTCCTTGATGGCCTTGTACCGCTTTTCTATCTCCTCGGCTTTCTTCATTTCCATATCAAGCCGATTCATCACGGCAACATATCCTGCGGCCTTCTGTGTCAGCTCACCCTTTAAGGATTCCAGAGTGTCAATAAACACTTGCTCTGCCTGTTCTTCTTCACTTGTTGCCATCTGGTACAATTCGTTGAACTCACCAACGATATCGAATAAATTGTTCATAATTGCTCCTTTCATTCTTCAACTATCACCTTTCGGAATGGCACAAACCAATCATTTGTCCCGTGTTCGTATCGACTTATAGATTGCTTGACATAGTTTTTGTTGACATTTTGTTTTTCTGCCAGTTCATCTAAACTGTCATACACTCCGAGCGGTAATTCATATTTGTCTTTTGTAACCACCATATAAAGTTTTATTTTCATACAAACTATCCCAGTTGAATGGAAACTGATTCACTCTGCATACTCCGTTGAACAGGCCGCACTCTCGACAATTCCGATGTGTTAGGCAATATCCTTTGATTGTCTCGATTGCCTGTTCGGCTTGTCTTTGTTTGACCATCTCTGCAAAGATGTCATAATCTGATTCCATCGATTTCTTTTGCAAGTTCATCCTCGGCATACCAATATTCCGTTTGACCTCCCACCGCTCTTGCCAGAATGGGCCGTGAATCCGTCTGTGATTGGTTGATGTGGATCACTTCCACTTCTGTGCCAACAGGATGTCTTGTTCCGTGATGGCTTATCACGATATAATGCTCACCTTTTCTCATCCTTAAACACCTCCAACAAACTGTCTGCAAACATTCGTCTGCGCGAATAATAGTCATACTTGTTCATTGCGTTCGGTATTCCATAGCAGAAAGCCTTTCGCGCTTTATTAATCATCGTGTCGGTCTGGAAAACGTGTGCAAGGCATCCCTCAACCTTTTGGATGCGTTCCTCATAGTCCTCGATCTGGAGAGCAATGTTGAGCATCATATCCTCTGGAGAAGTCTGCACCTTGTCTCCGTCATATTGGATGGCGCGAACAGTTGACATTGTTACGGCAGAGTTTAACCAATCGGGATATTGCCGGATGTATCGGAGGATTTTGATTTGTTCTTCTGTCAACCTCATCACATCACCTCAATTCTGAATGAGCATCTTTTCCAATGCGTCAAGTTCATCATCCGAGTATCTGTGTTGCTCAAAACTGTTGAATGGATTGTTCTGTTGAACAGGGCCGTTGTTCGTTGTTTTTTTCGGAACAGGATTATCGTTCTTTCTCCTGCGTACCCAAGTTCCAACTGCGGCTTTCCAATCCTTCATAGGTGAGTTCCCCACCTTCCATCCTTTGGATGCGTAGAAGTCAACGAATGCCTCTGGATCGATGTCATACCCCTTTTCGGTCAGATATGCAGATACATCTTCGACAGTTGGCGGTTTGAACCGCCCCTTCTTCTCTTCTTTACTATCCTTTACTAACCTATCCTCTTCTAACCTATCCTGTGGCAACCGATTGGCAACCATTTGGCAACCATTTGGCAACCATTCGTATACACCACTCGGAGCAATATCAAGATGTGACATCTCTTCTTTGAAAATTGTCTCCGTATATCGGTCTTTTCGGAGTGCATTTGCCATTCTCCAATGCCGGATCACGATAACTCCTGTCTCAAACTGAATCAGATATCGTTTCTCCAGAAGTGCCTCTAAATCTTGCACACTCGCGTGAGCCTTAAACATCGACAGATTGACTTGATTGCAAAAACCATCATCATCAGCACTCATTGACAGATGCAGATATAAGGCTTGTGCGGATGCAGATAATTCCATAAAACTATCATCATCTGTCACTTTCTTTGTGAACATTCTCCTCTCGGCCGTTTTAATCACTCCCCTTCCTTTGGTCTCCATTTCTTCTGGTCATATTGCTTGAACATCTCGATGAAGTCCTCCAGATCGAACTCAACAAGTATCTCTGATTTGTTGTCAAAATATGAGATGATGGCGGCCGCGTCTAAAGCTGATAGTCTGACCTTTGGTTTTTTGCGGTCTGTCTTATGGATCACAACGGGTATGGCCATCAAATGACAATCCCTTTTTGCCTGTGCATACCATTGGTCATCCCACTCGGTATCCTTGTAGTGTTTGCACTCGATGTGGAGTTCTGGAACACCCATCACATCTGGAGCATCCCCCGTGTTGCCACAATACTGTGCAGACCTTCTTGCCTCCGTGAATCCGGCATCCTTGAATGCATTTGCAACTTCTCTCTCAAATCTGGCACCCTTCTGTTTGCTATTTACCGCCATAGACATACACCCCGTATCTGACTTTTCTGCCCCATTTGTCTTTGCCATTCGTCCATTGTGTCTCTATCTCATATCCCTTCTCACGCAATCTGCGGATGTATTCAGAGCATCTGTTTGTTCTGTAATAGTCTCTTGCTTTGACATCTGTGATTGATCCATATCTCTGGAGATGCCACAATATCTCTTCTTCGTGAGTTTTGATTCGTTTAGCCATCTCGGCTCCTTTCTGCCTCCCCTGCGACCAAACAGGGAAGGCTTGTGTATTTCGTGGTATAACTATCTGTGTTCAGATAGGAGGTTACATATAACTTCCCGATGTGTTCAGCTCTCGGAATCGGTCACGGGCCTCATCGATCTTGGTCTTGTTCAGATTGTTGTATAAGTCCATATAGTAGTTCTTTTCCCAGATGGCCTGTCCGAGCATCTTTGAAAAATCCATTGCAATTCCGCTCTTGTGGAGTTCATCGTGACATTTGGCACATAATGGTATGACAAGTCCGAACTTATCAGCAAAAGAGCGTCCAGATGTGCCACAGATCAGATGATGTGTGTGTTGTTTGGGTTTTCCGCAGATGATGCACATCTCTCCATATCTGGTAACTCTGCTCTCAACTTCTTTCATATCCTTTTAACCTCTCCAATTCGTAAGGTGTCATTGTCTGGATGCCCTGTGCCTCACACTCAACTATTGTTCCGTCTATCAGAAGTGCCATCTCTCTGGAATCGTATGTGTGTGTTCCCCGATAGACGCGATACCAATAGACACCATCCTCATCCGCAACCGATATCGGCACACAATGGAGCGTTTCTTGTTCTCTCATCCTCTCCGGCTCGATGTTGGTTTTGATCGTGGCAGGAACATCACCGATATACTCAATCTGTCCGTAAGAACCGATGAGTTGATTCTTACAAGCGGCAAATGATATCTTGAGTTTCTGCCGGAGTTCATCACATAGAACGTGGAAATATGCATTCGCGTTGAGTGAGCGTTTCTCCTTGTGTTCCTTTATTTCAATGTCAACATCTGCGTTGATATTGAACTCAACAGGAGATTTTGCCTCAATCCATATGTGATGACCGCTTATGCCCTTGATCGTTCCTCTCATCCTCTGTACCTTTTCCAGATGTTGATGAGTTGTGCATCTGTGGCATCCTCTAACTTCTCGACTTTGAATGAATCAAGGAGTTTCTGCATCAGCTCATCATTCGGATATTTCTGACGCGCAAGATTGAGCATCTCATCCCTTGACGGATATCCCTTCACAGTTGAGATTCCGTATGTGAACACAACCTTCTTGGTCTTTGAGTTCTTGATGGCAAGTTTGTTGATGTTTCTGTCCTCGTCATATCCGATTTCCGATACATAGAATCTGTCGAATACCCTGCCATCCTTTGTTTTGGTGTAACCATCGGGAGTGATCCATATGAATGGGGAAGTGTAGAGTTCTCTTCCGATTCCCCAGTTCACACAAGCTCTTTTGAATGAATCAGACGCAAGGCCCTTTTCCCTCTCGGTGTTTGATTCTGTTCCCGTGTCCTCTTTGGATATCCATTCACCCAGATCCTTGTTGTATATGGACACAATGCAGTTTGCATTATCCCTTGAGTGTTCCCGTTGCCAAAACAACGGCCCGACAGTTTCATCAAGAATGTTCATATCGCATCTGGCATCCTTGTAGAGTAGAAGAATGAGACCATCATCCTTGACAGATTGAATCCTGCACTCGATCTCCTCTGCTTTTAGTGTTCTAAACATTGCAACTCCTTTCATACACATAACCATCAATGCTCCTGCGGAACTGATTGAGAAACTTGTGAACGCACTCATATGAATCACATACCTTTGTTCCGTCCACATCGAAGAAATACTCATTGCCTGTCATCTTCTGTCCGCAGATGTCGCAAGTGGGAACTTGATTCTCATATGTATCCCGTCTGTTCAGTTCCGCTCTCAAAGCCTCTTCCACCGCATCACGCATCTTCTGCCATCCTCATCCCAAAGTAAAATGTCAGAAGTCCACCGAATAACATCACGATAGGTAATGCCATTGATGCCGAATCCATACATCCCATACCCAGAAGGGCCGTGATGAATCCTATTCCACTCAAAACCTTGTAAAAATGTCTCATAACGCTCCTTTCAACCTTTGCCATCCATCCAGAGAACGTAACAACGGCCTCCTGTGGTACGCATCCACTCTTCACATTCTTCATATGTGTCAAACCACACATCAATGACAGTTCCGGCAATCAGACCATTGGTGGTGCCTTTGTCCGTGATTTCTGCCGTGTAGAGGTATTTCCCGTCTAATGAGTAAATAACCGCTATCTGTCCTAACCTCGGATTACAAGCCGCAATGTGTGGTCTGGTAGTTCCTCCGTTTGCGGTCACCCCGTGCAGACAATAGGCCGTGGTGTGCATCTTCTGCATTCCAGATGTATCAGCCGAATTAACACGCTCACCTCTTGTTGCACCGCAGGAGATGATGCAAAAAGCCAACACAATCAAAATCAACCTTGTCTTGTATCGCATAACCGCAACTCCATTCCGTACAGATCAGCAATCTCACAAGCCTTGTTGATGGTCAGTTTTGTCACACCATTCTCAACATCTGATAGCCAGTTCTGTGACATACCAACCATCTGTGCGGCCTCTCTCTGGTCATATCCGTAAAGATTCCGCGCACACTTGAGGTCTGTGATGATCTTCTCTGCGTTTTCTACATATGAAACTTTCTTGATTCGTGGCATCCCGTTTGCTCCCTTGTTCGGTTAAACCGATTTTTTAAGGTAAAAAATTAATCTCGGCATAAGTGAGATTGTATAACTTCTCAATCTCATTAATCTGTTTTACATTCGGGAATGATTTTCCCTTCTCCCATCTGCTCAAGGTCTCTGGAGTGATGCCGAGTTTTGCGGCCGCCTCGGCCTGTTTCAATCCTGCATTCACTCTTGCCGCCTCCAATGTGATTCCCATCTCATAACCTCCTTTCATTCGGTTTATATGTAGTGGATATCGGTTAGACCGAACACCATATATAGACTATATATCGGATAAACCGATGTTGTCAAGGTTTTTATTGAAAAGTTTTTCGTTTTATCCGATAATGAAAGCGAAGGGAGGGATGGTTATGACAACTAACAAGGAAATAATGGCAAGAAATATCCAATATTATATGGAGAAAAAGAACGTGACCGCAACAGAGGTATGCTCTGAACTCGGTGTGAAACAAAACACCTTTTCAGATTGGGTGAACGCAAAGACATATCCGCGAATTGATGCCATTGAGAAGATGGCTCGATATTTTGGGATTTCAAAGGCTTTTCTTGTTGAGGATATCAAGCCGATTGACATATTCACGGATGAGGAGCGCAATTTGATGTTGGAATATAGAAACGCTGACCAAGTAACACAGGAAATGGTTAAAAGAATGTTGAAATATAAGGAGGTTTGATATGACGATTGAGAAACTACCATCGGGATCTTATCGTGTCCGGCAGATGGAGAATGGGAAACTGTACTCCATCACTCTTCCATACAAGCCGAACAAGCGTGAGGCATATGAGCTGATACAAAACAAGATAAACCACGTTGTGGATAATTCTATGACCTTCCAGAAGGCGGCAGAGGAATATATCAATGTCAAGAATAATGTTCTCTCACCTTCCACGATCCGAGGATATCACTCCGTGTTGAGGAATCTTCCGCAGTATTTCCTTGATATGGATATCTCACAGTTTGATGAGTACACTCTCCAGAAGTTCATCAATGAATATGCGATAGACCACACCGCAAAAACTGTCCACAATGTCAATGGATTTGTTATGGCCGTTTTAAGGCTATTTTTCCCGAAAGTGGATATATCTGTCACCTTGCCACAAAAACAACGGCAGGAGAGATACACTCCAACCACAGAGGATGTTAAAAGGATAATGGATGCATCAAGAGACTCCAAGTATTATATCCCTCTGTTTTTGGCTTGTCTGGGATTGCGTAACTCGGAGATATGCGCTCTCACCATCTTTGATCTCAAAGGCAATGAACTGACCATCAACAAGGCCCTTGTGTATGGTGATAATGGATATGTGGTCAAGAATGTACCCAAAACAGATGCATCCAACAGGATAATCGTTCTGCCGGATGCCGTTGTCACTTCTATCCGTGAGCAAGGTTTCATTTATAATGGATATCCACTCCAGATTGACAGGCATCTCCGCAGGATGCAGAAGAAGTTGAACATACCATCATTCGGCATTCATCGTATGCGTCATTTCTTTGCCTCTTATATGCACGATCTGGGATATTCAGATGCAATCATTCAATCACTCGGAGGATGGGCCACAGATAATGTGATGAAGTCCGTCTATCGTCACGCACTCAATGAGGATTCTGCACGGATGCAGATGGTGTCCAATTTCGACTTCATATAATTTCCGTGGATAATTATGGATAATTTTTTCGATTTCGTGGATAAATATAGTTTACATATTATCGGAGTGACCGATATTCAGAGCATAAAGAAACCCCGTAAAATCAAGGCTTTGCTTGATAATACGGGATTTGTAAGAAAGTGGAGCATATGGGACTTGAACACATATCCACATATGCTAAACACCGCATATTTACTGCGTTTTTGAGATATCAACAGTTTTCCGTGGATAATAGTGGATAATTTTTACGGCCGTTTCAGTATTCCCTGTTTCAGCTTGTCAAGCATCTTGACATTCTGGTCGAATGATCGAGTGTACTTGTCGGGAAAATTGGCCGCGTATATTTTAGCACGATATTTTTGTGAATTGTCAATCCCCATTTCCTTTAAGGCATCCGCGATCGAATGAGAGGCCCCGTGATATCTTGGGAAGTATGCAGATTCGTTCCCGTATGCTTTCCCGTCATCCAAAACAATGGCCGTGTGCGCGTTCGGTTTCAACAGGATGTCACCTTTGGAGAGGTTATCCGTTCCACTCACATACTTTGCATCGGTCAACACGTTGAATCCTGCCGCCTTGAATACAGACTTCATCGTTGAGGTTGTGGGAGCGTTCGTGTCATACTCCAACTTCTTCAATCCGGCAAAGAGACAAACACAAGTGACGAATGCAGAGCAATCTGTCTCACACATCTCGTGAGCGTTGATGAACTCCAATAAATCGTACTTGACCGATTGAGCCACCTTGTGAAGTGTGTTTCTCTGGTTTTGGTCATATCCAATAAGGGAATTATACGGAGGAGATGCAAGTGTCTCTGCAATAGTCGCAATACGTTCTCTGACTTGCCGATCTGGATGACGGAGAACGATAGTCCACGGCTTGTTGTACCATTTGCGGATGCAGACCTCCTTGCCTGTCTGGTTTCCTGCCTGTCCTCCACTTATATTCTTGTTCTCATCAATACTCGCGTGACAAATCCTCATATCATATACCTATCTGCTTGAGTATGAACGCAATCAACGCAGTTAGTATGGCCCCACCGATGGCCCAGACCAATTTCTCCCAGTTCTGTGCCGGTTTGGATTCTATGACCTCTAACCTCTCACCCTGTTTTGCCTGTTCCTTTGCCATATTTTCCATATTGTTGGCCATAACTTCCAGAGCAGAAGTGAGTTTGGCTAACTGTCCAAAACCATCCTCCAATTTGTCAAGTCTCTTGTTCTGCCGCTTTTCTTCGGCATCAATACGCTCGGAGAACTCTTTATGCACTTCAACTGTCAGATATTCCTGCTCACTCATCTTTGTTCATCCCCACCGCTTTTCCATCAACATAAGCCTCTGCCCCTGCATATATCGCGGCAGATAATGCCGTGCAAATGGATGCAACTATTGCAAGTGTTTCGTTGCCGGAGATAATACCTCCAACAGTTGTGCCAAGTGATGCCAGAACTGCGGCAACTGTGATCCAAAACTTACGGCTCTTTAACTTCTCTGTCATTGTCTTTGTCCTTTCTGTTAGCCTTTTTCTTTATCCACCATATCGCAAAGGTGATGACCGCCTCGGATGAGCAACACGCAAACACGCACTCGATGAGGGTATCGGGAGTGACTTGATAGATGCAGAATATGACGATCATTGTGATGGTAAAGCCAAAAATAAACCCTGCAAGAGTTAGCAGGATTTTGTCGATAGTATTCATTTCCACCCCCACAATATGAAAAGCGCAACAATCCCCATTCCCATAAGTAGGAAAAGAAAGAAGATAGCCCCTATTAGTTCAAGTGTCATTTGCGCTCTCCATATCTTCTACCACAATTATTGCGTCTGCCAACAAGCAAGTGCGACAAGTAATATCACCCCATTCTTGCATATAAGGACAGTTTGCATCACAAATATTATGCAATCTTTCCAAAAGGCTTTTTCGATTTATAAGTTCTTTGTCTGTCATTTGCTCACGCTCTCACTTCCAACTTTTATAACAAATAATCACATTTATAATGCTCAATATAAATGCAATAATGCTCATTATTAATGCAATATAGTCTATCATATGCTTACGCTCCCCAAATATCAAAAACATCAATGCCAAGTTTTTCAGCAATAGCATATATGTCAATAACCTCGCCATTGAAATATATGTCGTTGTCCGCATTGTCTATTATTTGTTTTGCCATTCGGAGTAGTATTTCCAATACTTTCTTTTCGCTTTCGGTTAATTCGCTCATTCGTTCACGCTTTCCATCGGCAATAATATCTCAATGATTGCACCCCTACTATCGGTATATCCGAAAGACCTATCTCGTATCAGTTCGTATAGTTCATAGAACTTGTCATATTCCTTGTTTTCAAGGTGTTCCTTTAGGATATCTGCTATGGTCATTTGCTTATACTCTCCCAACAATTATCGAACAGTTCACACTCTGCACTATTCGGTTTTATCAATCCTCGTACCCTTTCGATATCGCAATAGCCGTGAGTGCTTAACTTATCACCTTTCGGAAGATGTACTCCTTTTGGATATTTGGTTTTCTTGAAGTGACTACAATCTTCACAAGTCATTTTTCTCAAAGTCCTCGCACACTTCGCTATCTTCACCGACATACTCTTGATATCCGTCTGCGGTGTGCTTGTCGCATTTGTTTGAGCCTATCCATTCGGGTTTAAGGTGTTCAGTTGAATTGAAGTAGATACAATCTTTACAAGTCATAATTTAGTCGCAAGTTAGTCGCAAGTTAGTCGCAAGTTAGTCGCAAGTTTCGTCAACCGATTTCGGTTCGTCAACTATTCGTCAACTACAACGGTTTCCCTGCGCAATAAATCACCAACGCTATCCACGCTATGAGCATTATGAGGTTGGTGAGTATGATTTTGGTTCGGTCGGTCATTGTTTGGTATATTCGATAATCACAACATATCGTAATGGTGCTTGCGGATAAGACGAGCCGACATTGACAGTTAGTTTACCATTTTCTATGTATGTTCTGAAATAGTCAGATGCACTCCAATAATACGCTTTCGACAAACTACCTCTATTATCAATATAGGCATCTTCATATTTAATTAAGGTATCTATCGAGGGAACGGATATGCTCACTTGCGTTGCACCACTACTTGATACTGTTCCGTGATACTCTTGACGATACCTTGTCTTTCCGTCTACCCATATACCGACTATTTGTTCAGAGGTCGAGTATTGTTCCATACCCCCCCCATTTTTCAAGAGGTTGCATTGTTTTTCTGCCATATGTCACACCCCCTTATACTTCGGGTTCGGGTGTAGGTCTGTGGTCAACTGTTTCATTGTAGCCACCGACAACACGACCATACATATCGTGTATCATAACTACCGCATACAGTACATCATCTGCATTGTGCAAGGGTGCTAACAACTGATGATAAGCGACTATTGCACTATTGAGGTTGTTATATATACCCTCAACCTTTGATGCGTCCTGCCCCTGTGTGTTGGTTAATTCCTTTATGAGATAGTATTTCTCGTTCATTGTTGGTTTCCTCCTTTATCTGTAATATACTTTCCAAACAAGACTCCCTACTAAAGTTCCGTTATTGTATGCCACATTACACTTTATCGACTTATCACCATAAATGCCTATGTTGGCAAAATTATAGTTTGAGTTACTTAAATATCCACCTTGTGTATACCAAGCACTTTCATTCGCTCCTATGAGGTCGATTTCCTCTTTGCTTATTCTCCACGAAAAATGAGCATAAGCATTTGTTGCCGTTGTACCCCTTGCAAGTATCAAAAGTTCGGTATAGTTTATTGTTGAAAAATCAACTATTTGCGCATTTCCACTTTTAGTGTCAAGTAATGTCCATTTTCCCTTGTCATCGCCTTTTGCGAGATTAGCCAAACTTTCACTCATTTAGTCCACCCCCTCTACATTGATATAAAAAGCGGTCGTAGGAATTGCACTTGCATACAGATACAGACAAGGAACAGTATCGTCAACTGTCACATACTGCAAAAGGTTGTATGATTCCTGTTCTGCAACTGTAGGTAGTACACCGCTTGAGCCGATATCTACTGTCGGGCTTTCAACGTAAACGTGATTTAGGGATATCTGCTTTTTGTAGAGTGTTGTGCCACTCTGTGAGGTTGTGTCGGATGTCCAGCCTGTGAGGTCAACCGCGAAGGTTGTGACCTTGTTGAACTTGCCCTTCACATTTCCTGCAACTTCAAGGTTACCAGACCAATCAACAGACAATGCGTTTGATCTTGTGTTGGATGTTCCGTTACCGATCAAGAAAGCGTAAGCGTCTTGTGTATCCTCAATGTTATACTTTCCGAATGCGGCTTGATTTACACTACTTGCCTTTGTGTCAGAGCCTTGTGCAAATGCAAAGTTACCTTCTGCGGCACTATTGCTACCGATTGAGAATGCTCCAACCCCTTCTGCTCTTGTACTGAAACCTTCCGCGTGTGCATAGTTGTTATTGGCTCTGGAATGATATCCTCCTGCGTAAGACGCTTTTCCTGTTGCCTCGGTAGCTATTCCTGTTGACACACTACTATCACCAGTTGCTTTTGTTGCTTTACCAACAGAGAGGCTATCGTGGTTAGATTCTGTATAGGATTGCCGAGTATAATGACAATAAACGCTTGATGAGTTTGTGTTGGTTGCCCATACCTCTATATAATTTCCCTCTTTATGCACTCGGATCGTGGCATTGTTATATGTCTTTGTCACATCGGAGGTCATAGCCTTTGTGGCCGTGACTTTATTTGAGGATTCAAGCCAAATATTCACAACAGGATATGAGTTTATATGGATATTCAATATCCTTGTTTCTGTTGTAGTATTTGCCGGAATGCTCTGGAGGCTATTTGTAAGGTCACTTGTCGCGGCTTGTTCATCACAAAACGCAAGGCCGCCACTACTTTGTGCATATGCTCCAGATGATATGCTATCGGAAGGAAAAACGATTGAGGCATCTGCGTTTGAACCATCGGTGTTCATTCCTCCTCCACCACCTCCACCAGAGGTCAGTTCTTCATATACAGAGCCTGTCCAATAGTAGAGCTTGGCGGTACTGTTTTCGATGACACGATAGTTCTGATCTGTACTCGGTGTGATGACAGTTGTTGTTCCTGCATAGTAAAGCCAATTTGATCCGTACTGCGTACCACTCGGATTGACATCCGCAGGAATGGTGATTCCCTTCACGGGCATATTCTCATACTTTGACGATGATGAATTATATCCGAGATA